GGGATGGAAACTTATTGGCGGCAAACAATACGTCAACAATTTGACCATACGCTGCCAGTGTTTTTGTCTTTGTTACTTTAATAAATACGCGAGACTTTTCAGCTTCGGTAAACTGAACGTCCGGCCCATAAAGACCACGATAATTACGATAGGCTCTTAGCCAGCGTTCTTCGTCTTGATAACGATAATCTTCTGCCCGTTGATACCGTTCCATAATAAACGGAATAATGTTTGATACTTCATTGTCCTCTTGTACGGTGTCATCCGTATCTTCAAGGGCAATGGCATCATCCTCAATCATCATTTCATCTTCGGCCATTTTGTTTCCTTAATATCCAAATGTAGAATCCGCTACCGGCATACCTGTCGATGGTCTGCCATGCGGGTCGTAGTCGAAAATAGAGAACCGGGGTCTGGACATAATCCCATACCGTAGCGCGTCGTAAAGGTGGTCTTCAGACTTCGTATCAACGTCCTCTGGATTTTTCTTGTCCAGAGGGATGGACGGTAACTGACTGATGACATTTGTGCAGTTATCAAAAAATACAAGTCTAGGTTCCTCTGTGAACTCGTCTACCTGCAAACGCCTATGTATTTCGTTTTTACCAGCTACGCGGCTACCACGACTTCTGTCTGATGGACGCCACCTACATCCTTTGCTAATCATCTGCTCCGCAAGAGAAGGGCCAGTATCACCACGCCTGTGCCACAAACTGCTATCCAGAACACCGTACTTAATATTACCATCTTCGGCTTCCAAATCGAGTATCATATCGGCCAAGTCTGTCGCCAACACCTTACTGACGTATAGTTCTCTGTAGACGACCAGTTGCTCATCAGGTGCAACAGCAAACCAAAGAACACCAGAATAACTACCGTAACCATAGTCACATGCGCGAAACTTGACCCAGTTGCTAGGGATACGGAAAGGCTCCACAACATGCACATCCCGATTAAACTCAGTAAACGCTGCACCTTCTTTGATGTCCCAATCGCCTTCAAGAAGCTGCCTACGCTGCTGCTCTGGAAGAGAGAGGAGCATAGCTTCGTAGTCTCCCGCTTCAGAAAGGTATGGGTTATCAGAAAGTCTTGCTGGGATGAACCTGCGTTTGAATAAAGACTTTCCAGCCTTGCTATGTCCTGCGGGGTACTTGAGTACCTCTCCTGTTTCAATGTCGGTTGCATCAAAAGACCTGTTATATGGTGCAGGGTCAATGAACATCTTCTTGACCCATTGATGGCCCCGTCCTCCGGGGTTAGTAGTGCCTCGCATAAAGATAGGCAAGTCAGGTGCAGTGGACCGTAGACGACTTCGCATGTAGTTCCATGCATATGGTGTGGCCCATTGTGTCAGTTCGTCAAAGCCTATCCAGCTAAATGCCAGACCCTGATAACGCAAGACATCCTCATCTCTATCTAGATAGGACATCCACAATCTCGCGCCAGATGGCGCAGTCCACTGCATCTTCCGTTCTGACCACTTGATACCGGGCCAGATTTTTGGGTACAACTCCTGCGACTTAAAGATAAGTTCTCTTAGTTCTTCAGTTGTGTGGCGAAGAAGTAGTCCACTAAATTGTGAATGACCCATATAGCGTAGAGGGTCTGCCAACATAGCGTAAGACTTGCCACCACCAGCAGAACCACCATAAAGAACTTCTCGTTCACTAGCGGCTAGGAACTCTGTCTGCGGCCCCGGATTGGGCTTGAACAATACATTAGCGTGTTCCTCAATCGTTGATGTTTCATATGAAACTTCTTCAATCTGCGGCTGCTGTTCTTGCGCCTGTTCTTGCTTCTTCGATTTCTTTCGCTTTGGCGATTGCCGTTTCCGCATACTCTGCCCACTTGCGGAGGCTTTTAGCTGTGTTCTTACGCTGTCGCTCATTCGCTAACCGTTTCCTTAATCCTACATGAGAGATGTATCTGCCGCTGTTTGCTGTCAGCCAGTTAGCTACCTCGCGGTATGAATACTGATTGACGTACTTACGTGCCTTCTCTAACAAGTCCAGTTCTACTGGAATAGGGTCAAGAATGTCGGGGTCTTCTTCACTCTGCTTGTAACCAAAGGGTACAGTCCTTGCAATGCGAGGTATCTGCACCCATTCGTTTTCATCTTTAATGTCTGTTGGCTGTGGCAGCTTCCACTTGCCTATGCTTCTACTCATCGTCCTCTACGGGTGCTTTAGGTGGCATAAGCATAACACCACCGCTTGCCTCTACTTGCATTTTCTCAGTCTTTACCAGACCTACACGGTCAAGCAGTTCTTTGGCAGCAGACATCTTATCACGAATGCCAAGTTCAGTTGGGTCAAATAAAGCACCTGTCATTGCCATTGCAGCCTTGGGTGCATTCTGTGCCATGTACATCTGAGTGGCCTCAAGGATTTCTTCTTTCATACCCTTGACAATTTCTGCTGTCGAACTACTATCAGCATAGCCAGCCAGTTTTTTAGCTGTAACCATGTTACCACCAGCCTCATCAAATAGCACACTCAAGAACGCCTTTTGTTTGCCTGTCAACTCTCTAGCCATTAAACTCTCCGTGATGCATGGCATGGGCGAGTTTTGTACTACGTGATTTTACCTGATTTGCCCACCTGCTGTCAAGCATTTCTTTTGCCGCTACGTCAAATTTATTTTCGTGTACAGCGGCCCACATTTTTTTGAACTTACAAAGACGAGGCACACCCATATTAAATGCCATGTCCATCAGTACAAGTTGACGTACAGCGTCTAACTCATCTACGCAAGGGTGCGCACGGACAAGTTCCTCTTCGACTATCTGCACGTCATTCTGTGCGAGGTACATAGCATCAGCTTCTGTGATGCCATCAGAAAAGATGTGGTCAATAGTTGGGATATCCATCCAGTCCAGTTCTTCTTTACTGACGCCCCGGTCATCCAGATTACGGCCAATACCCACTGTGTTAATGCCTAACGTATCTTTGTATACGTCGAGGCGTAAACCTTCGTGGGCAATCAACTTATTCAAAAAATCATCTTTATTGTATTTCATTTCTCATGTCCCATCCACACGGCAAAGGCACCTGTCATAGCCCCTGTCACGACACTTACAAGTGCTGCTTGCTGTGACGTAGGGTCTGGCAATGTCATAAACCACTCCACTACCCGCCAAGCGGATAAGGACATCCCAAGCATCATCAGCCGTGGTAGTATCTTCCACTTCAGCATTCTTTCCATTGTTAGGTCTGCCACTGTTCTTCCTCGCTTGCTCTTCGGTAGTTCTGTCGTGCATACTCCACATCAGCAACTGGACTACCTTTTACCGAAGAATTTTGTAGCACTGCGTACACCAAAGCTGGCGGCAACAATAACACCAAGAGAGTATTGATACCATTCCGGCATGGCCTGAAGCTGTGCAAAGCCATTAGATACTACCTCTTCCATTCCGGGTATAAAAGCCAGTATCAATGGGATACTGAATAAAATGGTTAGCCATTCATCCTTCCAAGAAGAAGTTGAACCACGTGCCATTTCAATGTCCCAATCAATTTCGCCAGTGGCTTTTTTCTCCATGATAGTTGCTTCAGCTTTTGCTTTAGCAACCTTCGCTGTTGCCGTAGCTTTTGTTTGTTCAACTTTACCATCTAACCATGTCCCTGCTAAACTAGCTATCGGTCCTATCAGTGCCGTTAACATTTTTCAGTTCCCATACTTTTTTCTTAATCAAATACACACGAGCCTCTATATCCGGCTCTGCGTCCTTCAAACGAACATCTCGTGGGTCGTTACCCGCCTCTGCGAAATCTTGCAGTCTTTTTAGCAATAGATTTAGGCTGGCGTACAAACTGTTTCCCCTTACGTGTGCCTTCTCTTTTAGCCTTAGTTGTAGCAGCATACTCTGCACTTGTCAAGGACTTTATTGCTTTTTCGGGAAGATACCGTTCACCTGTTTTGGCAGAAGGCTTGCCTGATTTAGTGCGCCACTTCTGCTTTGTCCATGACTTGAGACTGCGTTGAGACTTTGCTAATGTCATTATAAACGTCCTTGTGCGTGTAGGGCCAGCAGTACGATACAACCTAGTATGCCTAGTCCTACGATTATCAGAAATGCTACAATGGCTATCTCAAACATTTGTTTACGTTTACGTGCCGCTTGTACTTCTGCTTCACGTCGTGCCACACGTGCCTTTGCCTGAAAGCGTTGCCAGTCTCCCCACAGTCCGGGCCTACCACAGTAAATCATAAGCTGCTTTAACTGGTCTTCTTTTTCCCGTATCTGCTCAAGAGCCATGAACTCTTCTAAATCAGAGCCGCCGCCCTTATTGCTGGCTTTCTTTTGTAGGTCTTCCTTTGCACCAACGAACTTAGCGATTGCACTGCCAGCCTTGGCTATATCGCCAGAGTTCTGTACGGCTTGCTTGATAACGCTAAATGCTGCGTTTGCTGCGGCCAATTCGGCAAGCATCAGTAAGTCTCCATATCTTTATTTACAATGGCAGGTAAGCAGTACGCTGTTACACGCTGTCCCTGCTTATGAAGTTT